AGGAAGTTCTTTTCGCAAGGGATAACTTCCACACGCAACAGGCACTGCAAAAAACACTTCTGGATTACATTACTGTTTTCCAAACCTCCCAGAACGTGATCGGCGTTTCTAACAACGTATCGCAAAACACTGAGCAGATTTACCGATCTAGCCAGTATTACAAGGGCCTAGTTGATGTGTGCGAACTCTCAGCGGAGTTTCTACTGGATTGCGCGGAGGGGAAAAAGCGCTTACTTCGTGATCCGGTTCTTGCAATTGACCTGGGATATGGCGTAGACGGCAGCGGCTTTTCCGCCAGAAACACAATCGAGGCTGAATTCGGCCGCATTGCAGAGTCGTTTTTCGTGGGAAAGCAAATCATCTTCCAGGGCGGTGAAGCCCCTGAGTGTGTTTTAAAAGCCAATAAGAAAGTGGTTTTCCAAGGCACGGTTGTTCGCTTTGTGATTGAAGTCCTTGGGATTGCGGATCTGATAAAAATAGCCGGGAAGAAAGTAAAGAATGGTTTACTAGACATAAGGCTTAGTAAAGTTGGCTTAAATACGATCACCGGAGTTGTGGCCAATGAGTTCGGAGATAATAAGTGTTTTGCTAAGGTGGAGGTAAAAAAAAAGCCGGTAGCGGCCCCCACCTGTAAAATCCACTCAGATAAAGACAGCTACTGGCTCAACGATTACGCTACATCAAGAATTACGTACAACAACAATCCAACTACAATAAAAGTCCAAGGGATTACAGTTCCGTCAGGTGAAGTCAAAGTCTTATTAGAAAAACTTGGCAAGTTCCGTCTTTGGGGCTTTGTGAAAAATGATGGTGGAAGCTACACGTGTGAAAAACATGTCACCGTAAAACAGAAATACGTGCCACCCCCACCACCGCCTTGTTATGCCACAATCTCTAACACAACGTCCTATCAATTGCGATTTGATTTGAGGGATAAAAACACAGGGGAGAGGCTTTTTAAAAAGCTAAAAACTCTCCATGGAAACCGGCGCTTTAGGGTGAAATTAGACAGTCACTTTGATTTCTTGGGACAGTTATACGCACCATATGGACAGTATTACTACAACAAGATTTGGGCAATGGACAGGTGCAAACCGTATAAGGTTGTCATCCGCAATGGGCGCCAAGTTTTAGTACGCGACAAATCCCAAGCTCAACCGCAGAAAAAGAAACGTTACTAGTGCAAAAAACGGGGCCTTCAATGGCCCCATTGGGGTAAGCTTTAGTTTCAAAGCAAAAATCGTATTTGCCATTTCTCTTAATCTCAATGGTTCCAATTTCGATAAAGCTTCCGTGGTCCCACTGATCGGCCAAAGTAATCTTAGCGTTGCCTATCTCTACCCCGCGGGTGGGTAGATACGTTGTGCCAAAAGCCTGTGAACACAGCAATGAAATCAATAGTTTCATACGCCCAAATTATACACCCTTTCGATCGCCTGGGGCTAGGTGCACTGGACTTATTGCAAGCATTGGGTTTAAACTCAGTGTCATAGGGGGCCTTATCTCACCAACGCGCAGTTTAAAAGACACTACAATTTTGGCCACTCAGGTCACATCCACTGAAATGCAGCTATACGAAGAAGGCAATCCCACGCTGATGGATCTACTTCCCCAGTCTGTCAAGGAAGCCTATTCAAGGGTTCCCGATGACGTCAAAGACATGGAAGATGCTGAGCTCATCCGGGCGATGAACGATTACTCAGAATATCGAAAAGGCCCAGGAAGCCGGGGGGAGGATAGGCGCAACGATATCAGGCTAAAGCATTCCCTTTGGTACGAGTACGATACGGCCATCACGGAAAAAAGAAAGATGGTGGTTAGTAACATCATCAAGGGGATTATGAATCCCAACAATTTCACAAAAACGTACCTGGAAAACAAGCTCCGTACGGAGTGGATGCTCCGGCCCCCGCTGAATTACTGGAATGAACAAAGGGTGCTTTTAGAAAAATCTACGATGGGACTTCATGAGATACTGGATATGCCCGTTGTGCAGCAGATTTGCAGGTGTTTTCGGTACTGTGTGTGTAGTGGCTCAAGGCGCAATCCAAAAGAAGAAAAAGCCCCTTGTAAGTGCGAAGGAAAATGCATCTGTCCTCCCACGGTGAATACCCAGCTTGCTCAGGTGAAAAAGTCTCTTCATGAGATGATTGAGATGCGGGTAAAAGGGGCCATTGTTCAAAAAGTACGAATAGATAAGCAACATCTGATAGCTCAGATTAGGACTACTGAGAAGCTAAATCAGGAAACAGCCCTAATACAGCCAAAAACATCCAAAGACATCGATAAGGAAGTTCTAAGGCTTCGCGATGAGGTTAAAAAATTAAAATTAGGCAAAAGGACTGATGATACAATAGACATCACGCCCACTGATAATGACCTACAAGACGCAGAATCTAAAACTAAAGGAGATTAAGCTCCTCAGGGAGCAAAAGATTCTTTTGGAAAATCTCCCCCATTTGTATGGGTGGCCCTGGTATTGGTGGGCCAAGGAGTTTTTTGAATCTAGAAACCGGATGAATTTCCTTTGTGCCGGTAACCAACTTTCAAAATCATCTACCCAAATTCGCAAGTGTATCCACTGGGCCACAGAGCCGGCCATTTGGCCAGAGCTTTGGAAAACAAGGCCGTTGACATTTTGGTACCTGTATCCGTCAAAAGAAATAGCCCATACGGAAGTGACAAAAAAATGGGTGAGTGAGTTTTTACCTAAAGAAGAATTAAGAGATCACCCACAATACGGGTGGGAAATCGAAAAACGAGACCGCTGGGTGTGGGCGATACATTTTAAAACCGGGGTGACGATCTATTTTAAAACCTATGCCCAGGATCCACAGCATCTTCAAGCAGGTACGGTCTGGGGGATATTTTGCGACGAGGAGTTGCCTTATGACCTTTTTCCAGAACTCGGACAAAGAACCAAAGCAGTTAGAGGATACTTCCACATGGTGTTTACTGCCACTTTGGGGCAATTGGAGTGGAAAGATACCATTGAGGGCAAGCGCAAGCGAGAGAGGTTTAAGGGAGCCTCTAAATGGCAAATTTCTATGTACGATGCCCAGGAGTATTTGGACGGCACGCTTAGTCCATGGACAGACGATCGGATTGAGGAAGAAAAGGCTCTTATCGGAGATGAGAAAGAGATTCAACGCAGAATCCACGGCAGATTTGTGGTTAGCGGTGGCCTTAAGTATGGGGGTTTTAATCGCGACATCAATATGAAAGAGCCGTTATCTCTTGAGCAGTACAAGCAATGGCATATTTATAGCGGCGTTGATATAGGCAGTGGACTCTCTCCCGACGGCAACAAGGGGCACCCGTCTGCTATTTGTTTCATTGCAGTTCGCCCGGATTACAAGTACGGGCGGGTGTTCAGAGGCTGGATCGGAAACGATTGTCAAACCACAGCTGGGGACGTTTTAAATAAATATGTTGAAATGAGTGCCGACTTAGATGTGTGTCAGCATTTTTACGATTGGCACAATAAGGATTTCCATATCATTTCCCAGAGGGCCGGGGTCCCTTTTGAACCCGCTGAAAAGGGGCATGAAACGGGGGAAACTACTCTTAACACGCTGTTCAAAAATGGTATGATGGATATTGACGATCTCCCAGAACTTGATCACCTAAGTCGTGAACTTGGGTCGTTGCTTAAAGACACTGCCAAAACTAAGGCCAAAGATGACTTTTCCGACGCTCTTAGGTATGGAGTGACCAGGATTCCTTGGAATTTCAGGGCTATCAGGGATAAGATATTGGGTGCTGACGGGCTTAAAATAAAAAAGAAATACTGGGTCGAGTCACCAACAGAAAAAATAAACCGCGAGCGAAACGAGTTTCGGAAACAAATCCAAACTCCGGGGCTTCCCATTCAAGAAGTTTGGGAAAACGAAATTGCCGCATGGAATGAATTGTACGAAGTATGAGCGATCTAACAGCCCGCGACATTGTGTTGATTATGAACCGAGCCGCAAAGCTTGGGGTCACATCACTCACAATAGGCGAGTTAGATATAAGTTTTTCAAATAGGGGCCTTCCGCAAGAAGAGCTTTCTATTTCCCAAAAACCCACAAAGCCGCAAGCCCAGGTGGAAAAGCCCTTAGACACCATAGAGGTCACAGGGGCAGAAAAAGAAGTAGAAAAACTGGAGAATTATAGAAAAGAGCAAGAAACTTTTCTTAATGCTCCTGTTTTAGACCCACTTGGCTGGGAAGAGCAGCAAATAAGCCTGCTTGAAGATGGCGTGGATGATAAAGGGGAAGTAGAAGATGCCGAGGGTATTCAAGTTTAGCGATCTCAGTCACCTCTATCACCAGGCTAACGAGGTGGATAGGTATATACATGCCGAACAACGTTCAAATGTACTACTTGCATTCGGTGAACATTATAACCGACGATTTTCTAGGTTTTGGGGTCGCCTACGTGATAACCAGCAAATTAACGATGCCAATGACCAGCGTTTACGTATTACCAAGAACCATATATACCGGGCGACCCGAACTATTATCAATTCAGTCCTATCACAGGCTCCAGATGTCACGGTAATCCCGAACAATGAACGGGAAATGCAGGATCAAAAATCTGCCGAGCTTTTTAAATCCGTTTGGGAAGACGTAAAATATCAACATAAGTTTTGGGATAAGGTCCGTAGATGGTGCGAGGATTTTGTTATCATAGGCGAGGTGGTGGTAAAAGTAATGTGGGATCCCAATAAGGGTAAACTATTGGGATATGAAGCCGAGGTGGACGATGGTGGGGAACAAGTATTCGATCCTGCTGGTAATCCTATTCCTTCTAGTCGCCCTGTATTTAGCGGGGACTTTATATTTGAGCGGATAATGCCGTTCAACCTGCTGCGTGATCCGAACGCCAAAGAGATCTACGACAGCTGGATTATCACCCGAAAGATGGTAGACACACGGTCTCTTCAGCGCATCTACCAAGACGACGAGGAAAAGCTTCAATACATCCAACCTTCCACGCAAGACATCTACACAGTTTTCGAAGGCTCAACCGGCAACTTCTATCAGACCAAAGACCAGTCAATGATCAAAGAATACTACTGGCCGGTTTCCCCTGATTATCCGAAGGGGTATTACTACATCACAACAGACTATGGGATTTTAGAAGAAGGCGAATTGCCTTTTGGGGTTTTCCCCATTGTTATTTACGGGTGGGATGAGATACAAACCACCCCCCGAAAGCGCTCTATCATAAAGCAACTGCGCGCCACACAGGCTGAGATAAACCGCACAGCCTCACAGATTGCCACCCACCAGGTGTCAATCGGCGATACGAAATTGTTAATCCAAGCCGGCACTAAAGTGACCCAAGGCGGGAAGCTCCCTGGTGTCAGAGTGATGAACTACTCAGGCGCCAAGCCCGAATATTTCAACGGCCAACCCGGCGATCAGTATTTCGCATACCTAGATAGCCAAATCGCAGAGCTGTACCAGCTTGCGATGATCGACAAGGAAGAGCAAAGCAGACCCAGCGGCAAGCTTGATCCGTATGCAGAGCTTTTCAAATCGGTTAAGCAAAAAAAGAAGTACATGATCTACGCCCAGGAGTTTGAACACTTCTTGGCTGAGATTTGTAAAAAGACACTGGTCTTGGCCCAAAACTACTACGATGAAAATAGAATCATCCCCATTGTCGGTCGATCAGAGATTGTAAATATCCCAGAGTTTAAAAACGCATCTGACTTGCACACACGCATCAAGGTGGTTCCACAGGCAGAAGACTACGAGACAAAAATAGGGAAGCAAATCACCCTGACAAATGCCATGCAGTATCTGGGAAGTACGCTTTCGAAAGACGATGCGGGAAGAATCATAAGGGCCATGCCGTATACCAACACGGAAGAAATTTTCACCGATTGGACAACGGACTACGACATAGTGACCAACGACATTCTAGCACTTGATAGAGGCGAAACGCCGCGGGGCAACAATTACGAAGATCACAAATACGCCATCAAGCGCCTGATACACCGAATGAAACAACCCGATTTTCAAACGCTCGATCCGCAAATCCAACAGAACTACCAAATGAAGGTGGAAGAGCACGAACAAATTGAAGCCGAGCAAATGTTGAAAATGCGGGAAGCACAAAGCGAATTCATCCCAGCCACAGGCCCACTGGTTAAATCAGACATCTATGTCACCGATCCGGAAAATCCGGATAAAACATCGCGGGCGAAAATCCCAATGGATGCAATGCGCTGGCTAATCAACAAATTGGAAAAACAGGGAATGAAACTTAAAGACCTTGAGAAGTTACAACAAGGCGCGCAGGCAGATTTAGCTGAGCAGTTTTTAGAAAAAGTCCCACAGGACGGACAATTAGCAATGCCCCAGACACCGCCAGAGGGCGCAATAGGAGTGTAAACGATGAGCGTGTACAAAGACGGAAATAAATACCCGGGCCTAACTCCCAATGATCCTTATGAATCGGCTCATGATCCAATGTCTAAAGAACCAGAATCCCGCGCTGCAAAAGCGCTTTGGGAAGGGGCTTCTTTAGAAGAGATGGCAGATTTTGATGGAAGAATTGCCGAGTACGAAAAGAATTGGAAAGAAGGCGAAAAGGTTTGAAGCAATCAGGGTCATCTGGCAATTCGCTTTGGGTGGGCATAACCCACGATTCTAAAAATTATGGTCGAAAACCTAACATGGAGGAAAGTAAATGGAAGAAGTTGAGCAAACTACTGAGTCGCAAGCTCCAGTAGAGACTGAGGCTACTCCGCAAGAAGCCCCAGTAGAAGCCCCGGTAGAAACCAAAACACCAGCCGCCGAAGTCCCGGCTGAAGGCGAAGCTCCGGCTTACGAGCCAAACTACAAGTACAACATTAAAAATCAAGAGTACGAATTTGACGAGTGGAGCAGGGGTCACATTAAAGACAAAGGCACGGAAGAAAATTTCAGACAACTCTACACATCAGCCAAGGCGCTTGATGGGGTGAAAGAGTCGAGAGATAAAATTCAAGGCGAGTACGACACTCTAAATACTTCTAACAAAGAAATGTTAGATAACATTCAAGTTTTAAGAGATCACGTTGGGAACAAAGATTTTGACAGTTTTTTAAAGAACCTAAACATTCCGAAAGAATGGGTACAGCAATGGGTGTATCAGGATCTGCAACGCCAACAAATGACGCCTGAGCAGCAAACTCAGCACGATCAGCGTTGGAGTGCAGTCCGTGAGTCAACAGAGCTGCGCCGCGAGAACGAGCAACTCACCACGCAACAGGAAGAGATGCAAGTTAAAGCACAAGAAATGGAACTAGGACGGGTGCTGCAAGACCCACAAGTAAATCAAGTCATGCAAAACTACGACGCCAAGCAAGGGCAAGTCGGAGCTTTTCGTGATGCAGTCATCACCTTTGCCGTTGGAAAGTACAATGCTACCGGACAAGACATGGGTGCTCAGGAAGCCGTAAACGCAATCGTCGGCTTTATGGGTGGACTGACA